ATTTGGTCGTATCTAAATCTAATCGGTTTAACTTGGACATTTATAATTTCAATATCTTTAAATTTTAAAATTTCTAGAGTTTTATGTAAAAGAACACTGTATAAACTTTTAGTTTTGAACTTAACTTGAATTCCTAAATATCTTTAAATACCAAGGGTTTATGTAAAGAACACTATATAAACTTTTAGTTTTAAACAACAGTAATCTGTTTTATGAACAAGTTGCTATTGTTACCGTACACATCTTGTGCAATAACTTTAACTTCTACTATGCCAGTGGAATTACAATTAAATATTTTTCTCGAGCCGTCGTCTATGTGATTATAGGATGTTAAGGGGCTATTCGTTAATACAACACTAGAAGGTACATCCCATAAGTATTGAATTTCCGAGTACTTATTATCGGGGTCTTTAAGCTCAACAATTAGCTGGACGCTATCACCAACATTGACGACATCAGATAATATTGTTTCGTCATCTTGTGGATCGGTGATAATAATATCAGTTATTACTGGTAAAATATGGCCAAATTCACCATCATCATCCAACAATATATGTTCATCTGGGTTATTTTCGGGTATATCATTAATAACATCAAAGTCGTAAAGTTTAGCCCTATTCATTTCATTTTTATCACTGTAATACCACATGTTCATAAACATTTTAAAGTTTTTAACCTTGTGCATCTCACGAACGGGCTCATAAAAGTTACCTTTTAACATCATACTCGCCTGAACAACGACAATATTTGTACTTGTTTCTTCGTATTCGGAATCTTCCATAGTTATCTCAACTAATTGGATAGGAACAGAAGTAGGTGTTATTTGATTCGGTATTTCATTTATGAGAAGAGTATATGTTGGATTAAATTTATATGTTATCTGTTCAATCACATTACTGGCTTCATTCATGCCGCGACACATAATACTCAAATCATATTCAAAATCATATGCAACAGCATTGTACACAAATTCACCAAAATCGTTAGTTGCAATTTTACAGAATTTATTAGATTGTCTTTCGTTATTTTTTACTATTGAGCTCAGTGTTAATGATGTCCTTGGTAAGAAATTGTAGTTCCCATTTAATAATTGGTTTTCTTCAACTTCGTCTAAGAGATTGATTTTTTCACGAGACCTGTATTTAATAGGTATTGTTTTATATGTGTAAGTAGTATCACCGTTATCATCTTTGCCTTCTAACTCAACAAAAAGCCCGTTAAAGGTTTCGAGCATTGCAAGAGTATACTTTCTAATTGTGTGATGTAAACGAGGTCTCATTTAGTTGCCTTTTGTTTTTATTTATATAAATACATACATATAAACAAATATTGCGGAGATTAAAATACAAGAGGATAATAATGAGATTTAAAAGATATTTAAAGTTACAGGAAGCACTTAAAATTGTAAAAAAATCATGGAACCTTAAAGCTGATGGATATGATGTTGAAGTTAATGATGATGTGGATAAACATGATTTAATATCCCGTATTGAAGACCGCACTAATATAAAACTATCACAACTACAGAGAAAAATGCAAGTTGGAATCAACTACTTAGTAAAGAAACAAAACTTTTTCAAGAAAGATAAAAATTTTATTGCGTTAAGATTTTTAAAATCTGGGTTTACCATGTTGGTACTTTTTAGAAAAGACACACATTATATCAGAGTTTCGAGTATATTTGACAACAAGATGCCAGTCGAACACGCACTACAGTGGACAATAAACGAATTTCACAACGAGTTTAAAAATGATATAGAAACATCTTTATCAGAAATCTATCGATATGACGGAGCAGCTATTGACCTTGAAAAAGGAGATTTAATGTTTATCATGGAAATAAATGAAAAAAACTTAACAAAGGATGTTTCAATTATGGACCCAAACGATGTTAATGTTATGGATATAGACAAATAAAATTGTGTAAAGGAACACAACATTGAAATATATAACTATTGATGACTACTACAATATTGATTTCTACAATGAAACATTACAAGCTTTAAAAAATAATGATGTTGGTTTTGCACAATACATTATGACAATAGCACCGTATCATTTCGTGATAGAGATTTTCCAAGAACCTATTATGATAAACTACGATAATCTTCCTGATAATAAATTACAATACTTAATAAATGTTGTTGAGCCTGCTACACCACGCGATGAGTACTTGCTCCAAAGAAGAGAATCATTCGGTGGTATTAAAGGATTAAAGCAGTACGGCTTAAATAATCCTCTTAGAGAGGCAGAAAAATCAGACTACGCTTGTTTTTTTCATCTTAAAAATCGTGCGGAAGGAATAGAATTGTCTAAAACACTTGGTAAAATTTATTTCTTTGGGACATATATCAAGAACACTCATGTTGCATTGTGTACAAACAAAATGATAAAAAATCTTGCCCTTCAGCAAGATATACTCGTTGAAAAAAAGAAATCAGTTTTAGATATGGAACATGAGCTGAATTATAAATATTTTAGACTCCAAAACAGGTTAAGAAAATTTACAAATACCCCTTATTTTGATAATGGGATATTCCACAATGTTAAAATTAAACAATTTGATTTTAACATTTAGCATAAATTTAAAAACTTAAAATTACATTTGAACAGACTATAAATAAATCAAAAAGGAAAATCTTGAGAAGAAAAACCAGATTTAAAAAAATTTATGTTCTCGACACGAACATTATATTAAATGATGTTGAGAATATATTTACATTGTCTGATGGTGGTGAAAACCTAATTGTTTTACCTGAAACGGTATTAGACGAATTGGATACTAAAAAGAGCGGGTATTTGGAGATTAACTACCAAGCGAGACAATTTGGTCGGATATATAACGAGGCAGAAATACTTCATGTCGAAAGAGCTTCTAATAAAAAAATGGTCACAGTTTCAGCCAGGGCTTTTTTAAATGGTAAAGTAGCTTATATCAACGTAGTTTCCAAAAAGAAATATGTTTCAAATAACGGTGATTTTGAAAGAAGTATTATCAATGATAGAAAAATCATTGAGATAGCCCGAGATATGCAAACAGAAAATTCAAATGTAAAATTTATTAGCCTAGATATAATGGCTAAAAATCGTGCACTCGCAGAAGGAGTTGAAGTACAATCTTTTAATGTTAGTGAAGATAAAGATGCAGTACTGTCGGGCGAACTTACACTAGAAAATCCTGCTCATGAGTACAATGTTTTTGATATATTTTCTAAAGACATACCCAAAACTGCTCAACATATTAAAATAACAGATCAGAATGGTAAACCTTTCTTTTATTACAGAACAGGTAACTTATTTGTACAAATAGACGATAAATTAATTTCAAAACAAGAAATTACACCTCAAAACATGGGACAAAAAGTATTAGTATCCCAATTTATGGATGATTACTACGACGTCGTAGTTAGTGATTCACCAGCTGGTTGCACACTTCCAGGTACTCAAATAGACATCAAATTTACTGAAAAATATATAACATCATCAGAAGTGAAAAATTTATTTGGTATCGATAAGAAAAGTCTTAAACAACTTTGTGAAAAAAATCTTATACGAACTACCCAAACACAAAAATATAATTTAGCTGACTTTAACAGCACAGTACTGCTATACACGAAGTTAAATCATGAACAAAAAATAGTATTTGAAGATGATAAGAAATACAAATCAAAATATTTACAATTAAGATACTGGTTAGGAACGAATAAATCATTGAAATGGTCTTTGAACTTTTTAAAGAAAGCAAGACTTGAATATGTTAAAATATTTGAGAATAATGATGTAGATTCTATTAAACAAAAACAAAAAATTATATGTCAAGATTTTTGATTCCGTGTTTAAGAACTTCAAGAAGACTAAATAAAGTTATAAAAAAGGTAAAAAATGAAAATTAATGTAAAAGATCTGCAGTTTTACAAAGATAATTTCGAAGATATACAAATAAGTACACCAGACGGTTATCAAAACATAGGTGAAGTTTATCACAAGCCAAACAAAGAATGTTTATCTGTTTCTTTTTCGAACGGCGATATAATTGAATGCTCAGTAGACCATTTATTTCAAATGCAAACTGGCTGGGTAAAATCAATTGATTTAAAAGAAGGTGATGTAACGATCGGTGGTTTTAAAGTCCTCCAAATTATAAACATAGGTGTTCATGACACATATGATTTAGAAGTTTTGCACCCAAATCATCGTTATTATAGTGATAATATAATATCTCATAATTCAGGAAAAACTTTAGTAGCATTAAGTGCTGCAATGAGACTAATTGATACCCATCATGATAAGTACGATAAGATCGTGTATATTCGAAAAACTGTTATCTCAGATTCAGAAGAACTTGGTTTTTTAAAAGGAAGTTTAGAAGAAAAAATACAAGGATTCCTAGCACCGCTGTACTCTAATTTAGAATATATAATAGAAAAAAAATATAATAATAGAAAAACAAAATTAACCCAAGAGGAATTAAACAATAAATTAGACGATTTTATAAACAAGTATCAAATACAATTTAAGTACGAAGGGCATTTGAGAGGGTCAAATATAAGAAACGCGATAGTTATTTTAGATGAGTGTCTCTCTGAAACACAAATTTTAGAAACCACTAAAGGTAAAATGAGTATAAAAGATATATATGATTTGATACGAACTGAAAATGTGTATGTGAAGAGTTATTCTCATAAATTAAAAAGATTTACTTTTGAAAAAATCAATTCTATAAAAAGACAAAGTATAGATGAGACGGACGAAGAAATGTACGAAATAGAATTTGATTTTGATAGTGTATTTCAAACAATTCAAGTAACAGGAAGTCACAGATTATTCGTAAATAATTCTTACAAATTTGTTAAAAACATCAAAGAAAATGACTTGCTTTTTACGAGTAATGGCGACAGATTAGAAGGAGTTAGAATTAATTCTATTCGAAAAATACCGTATGATGGATTTATATACACTCCTAGTGTGGATAATAATCACAATTACATGCTTGGCGACTTAATATCTATTTTGAGTAAAAATTGTCAAAATAACTCAATATCCAGTGTAAAAACAATACTAACTAGGATATCTGAAAATTGCAAAGTTTTTATATTAGGTAGTACGAAACAAATAGATACTGCATACCTTAATAAATACAATAACGCGTTGACGTACTTAATGAGAAAGATTGGTAAAAATAATAAAAACGTTAATGTCGCTGGGTTTGTTTTAGATAAGACAGTGAGGTCAGCTATTGCTGAGTGGGCAGACGAATTTGGTGATGAAAAAATTAAGTAAATTTTGTATATAATTTTAAATATTTGTTATAAGGAATACAATGGTTATAAAGATTGAAGATGCTCCAAATATAAAGCACATAAAAATAGATATAAACTTCGATGAAGGCGACGAAGGTGGTGAAACTGTTATTATTTCCGAACCTTCCAAATCTAAACAAAAAGAAAAAATCGAAGTACCGCTTAATTTAGATGAAGATTTTGACATAAACAAAGAAGTAGTTGAAAAACCATCAATTCCAGATGTGAACAGAGATGTAAAAGTATCGGAAGATATGAAAAACGCAGAATTTTAAAAAAGGTAGAACATGAAAAAAATATTATCAATAGATATTGGGTATGGGCATTGTAAAATAGTATATGGTACTTCAGATGGTACTATTATTAAAAAGTTTAAATTTCAATCAGCAATCGGTGTAACAAAAAAGAATCCTAATGTTCCTGATACTAGAATATATGATTACAAAGAGCATAGTTATTACGTCGGAGAAAATGCAACAGCGCTACCTAGCGAAAACAGAATAGACATCAAGGAGTACAAAGCCCTCGAGTACTACGCGCCTCTCCTTTTACATCATGCACTCAAGCAAATTGATTCTCATCCAGATATGATCGTTGCAGGATTATCAGTTTCACAAATAAATTCATCAGGCCACTTTAAAGAAGCAATACAAAAGTACACTGTAGAGGGAACAGAATATTCTTTTGACGAGGTGTTTATTATACCACAAGGGGCAGGTTCAAAATTGACTATCGATAAGTACGGTGTTAATTTTCCGAAAGAACAAGATGAATTCTTAGGACAATCAAATTATGTTGGTGTAGATATCGGGTTTAATACTTTAGATATGTTTCTCGTAAAAGACGGTAAAACTTCACCCGCATTGTTTGAAGGAATTGAAAAAGAAGGTGTTATGAAAATAGCAACACTGATTGCAAAAAAAGTTCATGAGTTACATGGTAGAACAATCGGGTTACACGAAGCTGAACAAATCTTAAGTACAGGAGTTTATAAACTCCGGGGTCAAAAACATGACTTTAAAACTTACAATGAAGAAGTTAAAAAACAATATTTAAAAGATTTGCTAAAATTAATTGAAGTTAAGTATGGTAAAATTATTGACCAAATGGATTTTATATCCGTAACTGGTGGTGGAGCAGCATTATTTAAGTCCGATACTAAAGATGGTTTTATAAGAGTTCCAAAAGATAATTTCGAGTATTTTAACAGTATTGGACAATTTTTATTTGGTTGTAGAAAAGCATAACTTTAAGACAATCGAATAACATAAAAGGATTTAGATGAATGCAATAGCGTGTTGTGCGAATACTACTTTTGTTATAGATGATAAAGGATATTTGCGAGCTTCTGGTAAAAACGATTTTCAACAAATTAATGAATTATCAAAAGAATACAACTATTTTATAAAATTAGATTTATGTCAGTTCGTATCAGCTAGTTCATCTTCCGTATGTCTTATTGATTGGAATAACACACTTACTGTAAAAGGTGTTTACAAAACGTCAAAGCCTATACCAAATGTAAAATACGCTGTTACAGATGATAAGATGCTTGTTTATATAGACAATGATGATACTTTACACTATGTCGCTGAAACTGATATAGATACAGGGTTGAAAGCATCTCATATAACTATTTTTAAAAGTATATTTTATACTGATTTAGATAATAATTTATTTGAAATAGATTCAAATACTAAGAAACCTATAAGCGCAGATGTTAAAGCAAAACAAATATTTAGCACGAGTAATAATTTTGCGTATATTGATATGAACGATTATGCTTTTGTGGATGGTGTTAACACTAAAATAAAAGCTAAAAAAATACAATTCGGGTTTAATTTTACTGTTATATTAAGTCCGACAAATGAATTATACTTCAAAGGAACTAATAATTATAACCAGTTTGGTGATTTACCAGATACTAAAGAATTTATAAAAACAAATATAATTGCTACTGATGTTGTTTGTGGAACATATCACGTAGCATACATAGATGTTAACGGAAAATTACACACCAAGGGTTATAACTATAGTGGTCAATTAGGGACCAGTTTTCCTAGTAACTCAAATGATACAGATATAACAGTAATCGACAATAATTTTGTTTTACCTGAAATCGATACTAACACTGTTAAAAAGGACCCTAGTAGCTTGGATATTATATCAAATGATGTGAAAAAACTAGAATCTAACTTTGGTAACATATCAAACAGTATAAAAAACCTGAAATCTAACTTTGATAACATATCAAATATATCAAACAGTATAAAAAAATTGGAATTTAAACTAGAAAAATTAGAATCTAATCTGGTTAATATACTATTAAATAAAAAACAAAAAAAGATTATATCCGTAGGTAAGGATTTCGCAGCTCTTATTGATGAACAAAATAATCTTTACCTAAAAGGTAAAAATACATATGGACAACTCGATAAAGATTTAGAATATTTTACAAAACAAAATATTAAAGCAAAAGATGTATCGTGTGGGTTCGGACATATATTATTAATAGATATGAACGATATATTACATGTAAGAGGTATGAATTATTACGGTCAACTGGGTATAAACAATACTGAACATCAAAAACAATTTGTTAATACCGGAATAGTTGTGAAATACATTAAAGCTAAAAACTGGACATCGTTTATTGTTAAAGAAGATGGTTTAACTTATGAAGCTGGTATAAATGTACCAGAAAATAATTTTATTTTAAGTGAATTTTATGAGAATGCTTAGAAAAGACAAGATGTACTTGTTTGTGTATGGTTCTTTACCTCCTTATTTACAAGACCATCACGATATAAAATCACTAGGATTTGCTAAAACAATTGATAAATTTTTCATGTATGTGCTAGGAGATAAATTTACATTTCCAGCTATCCAAAAAGGTGGAGATTATGAGGCGCTAGGTACTTTATACTCTATCAATAAAACTCTTATAGGCGAGTTGGATATGTATGAAGGTTCGCCAGATTTTTTTAAACGAGAGCCTGTAAAAATACAGAATATATCACAATTTTTCGATTTTCCAAAAGAAAAGGAATTGCTGAATACTATAGTTGTGTATACATATGTATTCCAAGATGATATTAGTAAATATCCTGCGAAAAGAATTAGATAACCAAAAGTTTAAGCATATTTACGATAAAATAAAAAAACAAAAAAAAAAGGATGAAGATGTTAAATCAAAATGTAATACATGTACTAAAATCGCTGAACACAATCACCAACACTGGTATTTTGAGATACCCTACAACAATTCTTAATAACCCATCAGGTGATGTGGTTGTGCGTGTTAGACTAGATAAACTAGACTCAGAGGAGTTCCCGGAAATAGGAGTGTATAATTTATCAGAATTTTTGAGTACGTTTAAATTATTTGATGAATATAAATGCTCAGTATTAGATAATATTGTCTCTATTACATCAAACACTAGTTCTATTCAATATATTACTTCCAATATTTCTGTATTAGACGGGTACGATAAACCTGAGAGTATATTTACAAGGACTATAGAATTTCCAAGTGTGTGTTCTGTGGAAATCACAGAAGAAGATATGAAAAAAATTAGAACAGCTTCTGGTATATTTAAGGAATTAAACGAAGTTATTTTTACATCTAAGGATGGTGACCTCGAGATTAAACTTGGTAACACAAACAATTTTAACGCTAAAAGTAACTCATTTAGTATTGCTAAAAATAATACTAATTGTACGAAAGATTTTACAGTGAAAGTTCCAGCCGAGAACTTTAACGCTTTACCGTCAAGTACTTATAAATTAGAAGTAAAATATAATAAATCAAAAGACGCGTTTAGAGTCGTGTTAAATTCAATGGATATTGACATGACAGTTTTGATGGCAGCAAAAAAATAGTTTTAGATATGTATGGCGAAAAAATATACACTTGAAGACGCTGTAGTAAAATTTAAAGAAAAACATGGTAACAAATACGACTATTCTAATGCAATATATGTCAATTCACAAACAAAGATAGAGATAATTTGCCCGGAACATGGTTCTTTTTGGCAACGTCCAAATGACCATATTTACTACGGTTGTCCAAAGTGTGGTTTTCGCAGAGACGATTACAATATGCTTATGAGCACTGACGAGTTTATCCGACAGTGCCGTGAAGTACATGGTTTAAATACAACTAAAAGTTCATCAGATAACTTAAAATATTTGAAAGATTCTGGTAATTTCGAGCATCTAAAATATTCATACGAAAAGACTGTTTACACTGGTCGTGATAACTACATCATAGTCACATGTAAAATACATGGTGATTTTAATATAAAAGCATACAAACACAAAAAAGGTAAAGGGTGTCCAGAGTGTTATAAACTAGAAAGATACACAAAAGAAAAAGAACGGATTATAAAAATTCGAAAAGAATTCAACTACCCAGAGTGTTATGATGACCTTGAAATCAAAGATGGTAAAGTATCTTATGTGTGTACCAAACATTGTACTCAAAATAAAATTGCAAAAGCCAGTTTTATAACAGGTAAACACGCGTGTAAAATGTGTGATAAAGAGAGAAGAACAGAAATGCATGATAATAAATACACGACTGAACTTTTCATCGAGAAATCAAGAAAAATATTTGGTGATACTTACACATATGATAATGTTGTGTACAAAAGAAGTTGTGACGACGTCTATATCACATGTAAAGAGCATGGTGATTTTAGAGTAACTCCTAATAATCACTTAAAAGGAACAGGGTGTCCAAGATGTAAACCTATCAGATCGAAAGCAGAAGAAGAGATTTATAGATTTATTGGAGATGGAATACAAAATGACAGAAGGTCTATATATCCCTTAGAACTTGACTTGAGGGTTGGTAATCTCGCAATAGAATATGATGGGTTAATGTACCACTCGTTTGGTGAATCAAAATATGAAAAATTTGATAACGCATCTAAAGAAGATCCTAATAAACATCTCATAAAAACAGAAATGTGTGAAAACAAAGGTATTCATTTGCTACATATATTTGAAAACGAGTGGATTTATAAAAAAGATATTTGGAAACAAATTATTAATCAAAATTTGGGTATAATATCACCAACAAACGTCGATAAATGTACTGTGAAAGAGATATCTTCCAAGGAAGCTGAAACATTTCTTGAAAATAATCATCTCATGGGTTATGTAGAATCAGATATACATATTGGTTTATATAGATTGGATGACTTAATTCAAGTTATGACTTTTAGATATTTAAACAATAATTTTGAACTAACAAGAATGTGTAATAAATTAGGTATTGTAGCTGAATTTTCAAAAATATTTGATTTTTTCAAAAATACCTTTAAGCCAGATGAAATCACTAGTTATGCTGATAGAAGATGGTCGGATGGCTCAGAATATGAAAAACTAGGGTTCAAGTTTAGTCACTATGTTAAGCCTAAACTTTTTTATTTTTTACCTAACACACCTAAACTTGAGTTAAAAGAAAAACCCGAGAATCCCAGAAAATACCGAAAAATTTACGATTGTGGAGGTGGAATATATAAATATAAATGATATCGTCCCTCGAGACGTTAAACGGTTTAGTGAACAGTTCGACAATATAGTCCAGATTTGAATTATAGAAAAAGTCCAAAGAGACTAAAAAAGGAAAAAACATGACAGAAAAAGACAACTTGACAGTAGATGACTTTAATTTTGACGCTTTAAAAGATGCGATCGGAAGCGACCCATTCGCAAAGCAAACAAGATTTAAAAGAGATGAGCGCTTCTATATGCTTTCAAAAGATAAAAATGGTAATGGTGCAGCTTTGATTCGTTTTTTACCAGATTCGGAAAAAAGAATAATCATAGAGATGCAAAAAATTGTAACCACTATCACAAAAGGTGATAAAAAAAGATTTGTGAACAAATTTTCACCAGCTACTATCGGATTACCTTGTCCATTTCAAGAAGAGTGGGCCAAAAGATGGAATTCAGGCGACAAAGAAGGTTCTAAACCATTTTCAAGAAGCATTCGATATGTAACAAACATCAAAATTTTAAAAGACCCAGCAAACCCTGAAAATGAAGGCAAAATCTTTTTATATGAGATGAGTGGTGCTATGCGTAATAAACTCGAAAAAGCTCTTAACCCATCTGAACAAGATATCGCCCTTGGTAAAACCCCAAAACAACTTTACAATCCTCTTAAAGGTAACAGCTTTAGACTGGTTGCACAAAAAGGCTCAAATGGCCAAATCAACTACGATGCATCAGAAGTGGTAGCCGAAGAAACATCAATTTATAATTCTGTTGAAGAAGCTATCAAAGATATCAAGGAAAATACTTATAAATTAAGTGATTTGTTAAAACCAGAAGCTTTTGACAGCTATGAAACATTAGTACAAGATTTTAAAAGAGTGACATTCCAAGACATGGATGATTCAGCAGCTCCTCAAGCAAAACCTGTTGCAGAAACATCTTCTCAAGCTACAACTTCTCAAGAAACAGTTAAGGCTGAAACTCAAGAAACAGTTAAGGCTGAAACTCCTCAAGCATCAAAACCAAAAGATGATGATTTAGACAGCATCTTACAAGGTCTCGTATAACAAAAACAACACCTTCGGGTGTTGTTTATAAAGGATATAAATGATATTAGTAGATATAAGCTCTATACTACATCGAATGATTTTTGGTAGTACAAAAGATGCTTCTAATATACGAAAAAAAGACGGTAAATATGTAACAGAAGATTTTATAGGCCTAACTCTTTATTATATTATGTCTGAATTGATAGATATACAACTTAAATATAAAGAGTACGGCGAAATGGTCATATGCTTCGATGATTACAAAAAAGCATATTGGCGTAGAGATATTTGGCCAAATTATAAATTATCTAGAAAAATCGCAAGAGATAAAAGCGATAACCTTATTAATTACAAAGAAGTTTATAAGTACACCAATGAATTATTTGAACAAATTCAAAAAAATACCCCATGGAAATGTGTTTATGTAAATCGTGCAGAAGCTGATGATATTATATTAGTGCTCGCAAAAGAATATTCTTATGATGGTGTGTTGATACTTTCACCAGATAAAGATTTTATACAATCTCAACGCTCACCAAATGTTAAACAATACAGCACATTAACAAAAAAATGGATTTATCCAGAAACGAAACATTCGACCATGGACGAGTGGATATTTGAACATGTTTTTACTGGTGATGTCAGTGACAACGTGCCAAAAGTAACTGATTTTACAGAATTTAGTGAAAATTTTATAAAACACATACAAGATTATAACTTTAAAAATAACACAAAAATACCTTTAACGGTAAAAGCATTCAAGAAACTCCCAAGAGATGTATTGCAAGATATTATAGACTCATATGATATTAAAAACTACAACAAAAAGGGTGAAGACATTGGTTTAGATATTTACAAGAATAAACGTTTTGGACCAAGTGATGTTAAAAAAATTATCACTGGGGAATATTTTGTAAAAAAACAAAAAGATAGTATCAATGAGGAAATAAAATTACTCCGAGCTGAAAAGAAAATCATTACAGATAAAACAAAACGAAAAGAAATACAATCGAAGATTAATGATTTAAAAGAACATATATTAAATATCAAACCAGATGCAAAAAGTGTTAAAGAAAGAGTAGAACTATTTTTAAATGAACATGAGTTGTACAAAGAACACTACGACAGGAATTTTGCACTGGTTATGGAAGAAGGCATACCTGATTATATTCGAAAAAATATTATTATGGAGTATAAAAGCTGTAAAACTACATATAATGAAGAAGAGTTCATGAAATATTTAGATAAAGCTAATTTGGGTGGAATAAAACCAAAATTACCAAAAGTTTTCGAGTCACACGTGGAACTAGATATAACAAATTGTGGTTGGTAGATTTTTAGATATATGCTTCTATAGAAAAGGTGTTATATAAATTGAAAAAGGTAAAAAATGTTAGACCCTAGATCAGTCAAGTATTTTAAACTCGCTACTAATGCAAGTGAATACAAAGAAACAGATAATGTAGTAGCATGCAGATGCCCTATTTGTGGTGACTCTAAAACTAGAAAAAATGTTAAACGTTTAAACCTTTATACTAAAGATGGTGCGGATACTGATTTTGTATCATGTTTTAACGCAGGGTGCCCTTGTGAAGGTAAAACAATGTACACATTTCTTCGAGATTTTTACCCCAATCTTTTACCACAATATAAGAGAGAAGTTTTTCAACAAAAAATGACTTCGCTAAAAACTCTTAAACCTATCTCAGAATTAAATAAAACTTTTGATTTTACAGATTCTGAGATTGCCAAGTCTGAAACTTTTGATTTTACAGATTCTGAGATTGCCAAGTCTGAAACTTTTGATTTTACAGATTCTGAGATTGCAAAACCTGAAACAACAGAGGATTTAAAAACACCATTATTGTATGACTTATCACAATTTTTTTCACCCCTTACCGATGAATACATAAAATATTTAAAAAATAGAAAAATAAGCCCTCAGGATAATTGGTTTGTTGCAAATACTGACATATCTATAAATAACACAACATATAAAATAAAAGATTTTTTAGTTATTCCACTATATAAAAATAATCTAATGTATGGTTTTTATAGTCGAAGTATAAAAGAAAAAAAATTCATTACTTTTGTTAGCACAACAGGGTATAAAGTGTGGAATTGGTTTAGTATAGATAAAATAAAAACAACTTATATATTTGAAGCAATATTTGATGGTATCAGTACCGGTCTAGATAATATCATTGCAAATCTAGGTGCAAAATTATCAGAGGATAGACTAAAAGAGTTAAAGGATCCTGTGTTTTGCTTAGATAACGATAAAACTGGTATTCAGACAAGTATTAATTATGCTAAGTTAGGTTATAAAGTCTTTATTATGCCAAACAATTATAAAGAAAAAGATTTTAACGAGTTAAAACTGAATCACCCAGAATTAGATATATCACATATGATTAAATCTAATATATATAAAGGAATATCAGCAATAACTCGCTTAAAACTCAAACTTTAAGGTGATTTTAAACAAAAAAATTATATAATTAATAAAAAGGATGGAAATGATATTTGTAGAAGCAGATGACAAATTAGTTAATCTCGAACATGTTTCGAGTATTAATATTTTGCCAGATAAATTGGCGTTGGATTTAAGTTGCGTCGCTGAGATTAACAGTAACGGAGAAAAGAGGCTGATCAGCTATTATGCATACAGTCACAACAATATAACCAATATCTTAAATCATGATTATGTGAAAAAGAATTTCATAAAAGCGAATGGTGTTCTTATAAACAAAAATCACATATCAGTTATTAAGTTTGTAGATAGTTTAAAAAGAGTAATCTTTAATCTTTCACATAGTGTTACTAGTGCGGGATATAATAAAGAACACAGGTTAACGTCTAAATTTATATACGCGGATTTTAATGATTTAGACGAATACAACGATTATGTTAACGAAATAAAAGGAATAATTAATGGTTAAGTGTAAAATGTTAACATCTAAAGATTTTGACACAGTGATATCAACAGGCATTACACTAGTAAAGTTCGGCGCGTCTTGGTGTGGACCATGTAGACAAATGACTCCAGTTTTGAACGAATTAGCCGAAATGTACGGTGGAATTAATGTAAAAATTTGTGAGGTAGATATTGAACAAGACCATGATTTGGCTGTGAAATATGACACTCGGGCGATTCCAACATTTTTTATATTTAAAGACGGTGAAATAAAACACAAAATAGTCGGCGCAGTATCAAAACAAGCGCTTATCGATGAAATTAATATTTAAAGGAATAATCAATGGAAATTAGAAGCACAGAAGAAGTTATGAAAACAAGTTATGATTTTGCACTCGCAATTCTTGAAAAACAAATACAAATAAAAGCAATACAAGAAGAAATTAAAGAAATCAAGGAAAACTACAAAGAACAAGGTATTGCTGTTAACGCAGTAAATAGAGTTATCAATACCTTAAAATCAAAAGCTAAAAAAGACCCAGGTTCAATATTAGAAGAAGAGATTATCCTTGAAAAAATGGAAGCCAACCAAGACATTCAAGACCAAATCGCTATTTTAGTATCGAAATCATAAATGAAATACGGGCCGTACAGTTTTTCAAAAATTTCCACATATAAACAGTGTGCGAGAAAATTTAAGTACAAATACATACAAAAAATAAAAGAGCCTATCAATGATATGACTCCTTTGTTAAAGGGAACATGTATTCACAGTATGTTAGAAAGTTACCCAGCTAAAAGTACGAATTCACTCGTGTCGGAATATAGAGAAGTATTTGAAACTTTCTTAGAAACTAAATATAAATCTCTTTTAGATATTAAACATTTTTCGGAGACTGCTATTGGTTTTAACGACGAACTACTACCAGTAAGTTATAAAGAAGGAACAATATTTCGTGGATACATAGACTACTACGCATACGTTGATAACGGTATAGTTGTTGTTGATTGGAAAACAGGTAAGTACAAAGACATAAAATATCAGGATTTTAATCAGTTGTTATTTTATGCACTTTATCTTTTTTACAAGAATCCTGATATTGACAAAATTAAAGCAATGTTTATATATGTTGAACATAATTTGGATAATTCTATAGTATTTGAAAGAAAATACATACAGGAGTACAAAAAAGAACTTATACACAGTATAAGAGATATTGAAAACGATGAAATTTTTGAGAAAAAAACACAAAAATTATGTGATTGGTGTGGTTATAAAGACATGTGTTTTAACAACTCTTAACAAACTCGCTCAAATACATTGTATAAGAAATATAAATATTTAAAAAGTAGGTAACCGATGAATATAGATTTCCTTAAAGAAAACTCAAAAAAGATATTAGCAGAAGACATTCAAATAGATAATACAGATGAAATTGTAAATACTATGATTGAACAAAAGTATTATAATTCTCTGGCGTATCAAGTATGTGAAGTGGCCCCAGTACATGGCCCAACGGCGGCGACATTTGCGTTAGCTTATGTTGACGACCCGGCATTTCCTGGTAAAAAAAAGATAAAACTTTTCCGAAACGAAGTCGTTGTAGGTGAAGACCCAATTGAAGATACTGGATTCACAACCGAAACACTACAAGACCTTCAAAGACAATATGGTAAATCAATAACTGAGTATCTCGGTAAAGTATTTAGCGGAATCAGTTCAACAAATGAAAATATTAAATTAATATCAAAATTAAATACTATGTGCACTGCAACACCGTCCCTGTCATTAACAGATCAGGGTAATGCAGAAACCACTACATTTGAAGTACAACAAAGAGCTGCGGAATTAATAATGAAGATAAATTCACACTCATTTAAATCACTCGACTCATTTGTTATACTTCCAACAAAAGCAGCTGCTAGTGTATTAGCGATATCAAACAGAGTAATCGAGAATGAAACTGAAAGGGGACTGTTTTTAGGTTCTAACTCAAGAACAAAATTTTACTTAAATCCTGATAATACTAGCTCGACTGCATACGTTGGCATAAAATCTGATATACCTGGTCAGTCATCTTTGATTATGAGTCCGTATTTTCACACAATAAAAACAGCGGTCAATCCAAAAAATGGACAAAATGCAGTCTTTAACTTTAACAGTTATGCTATTACTGAAAATGCTTTAAGCACATCAGACCCTCTCGAAAAAATGTTGTATAAATTTGATATATCTTAATTTTACTTTATTTTTGAAGTATTGAAATAGGATATATCTTAAATGATTTTACTATATAATAACATAAAGTAAAGCTATATAAGGCATCTTAAATGATTATATATATATCAAAATACAAAGTAAAGGAATGAGTTGATTGAAGTAAAAAAACACAACTTAACCGTATTCAACGCTCAACGACCAAGTGAAAAAAATCAAAAAAGTGCTTGGTCACCTTACTATGATAAAACATTTATTTTTAAAAATTATGTTATAGATGGTTATAACAACGTAGAAATGTTTAATACATTGGTAAGTTATTGGGTATTAAATATACCCCTTTCAAAATTACCTGAACCTATACGAACTTATCGAAGAAAAGAAACACTAGAATATTATTGTACAGATGAAATAACATATATGATTTTAGACATCGACAAAGTACGTACTGCTAAAGATAGAGATTTAATTCTCCAATATTTCAGCAAGTATAAATGTATACTTGGTGAGTCTAAATCGTATAATAATAAAGATAATTTTAATATGAAAGGTATTCTTTTTATAGAGCCTATTAGTATAAACGATTATAAGAATGCAATATCAAATCTCAGTTATGATTTAAAAGACCTCTGTGAAATTGATGAAGCAGTTGGTAGGATAGCTTCATTTAATGCCCCTATCCAAAAAAATAAAATTCTTTTGAACAAAGATAAGTACCTGTATAAATGCAGCCTCGAGAGAAGAATAAACACACTAGCAGATGAGTACACAAATCTTAAAAAAGGGGATAAAACTGGTATTGTTGAAAAATTCAATATAAACGACATAACAGGTGATAGTATTGAGGATTATTGCCTAAATGTTTATAAATCCATGGGATTTGAAGCTATGAAAGCTAATGAAAATGGCTCCATACAGTTTAAGCACCCGTCTGAAACTAAATCTATAGGAGGATATTTTTGGTTTAATAATAGTCCTTTCACAATGCACCATTTCAATAGTACAAGAAGTATAAACATATTTGACGCAGTACGCTCAACAGAAATTGGTAAAAAATTACTTAACACTGAACTTGATTACGATAAAGAATTAATGCATTTTAATACAAGTACAAAAGTGATTCAAACGAATGAAAGGTACTTAAAAGTCAGAGGCACATATGATGGCAAAGAATTTAATAGAATGGATGAAATTGAAAAGTTTATCTCTGAAAAAGACGGTCTTTATTGTATAAAATCACCAATGGGGACAGGTAAATCAACAATTATTAAAGCTATAATAGATGAAGCAAATGCACAAGATTTAAGAACACTCATCATAACAAATAGAATATCAGTTGCGGTTGATTTTGCAAATAAGTACGGTATGAAAATATACAATAAAGACCAATATAATTTAAATGATTCTATTATCGTGCAATTTGATAGTCTGTGGAAGTATGATATCAAAAATTTTGATTTAGTTATTATGGATGAATTTATTTCTCTAATGTGTCACAGTCGTAATAATCTTGGAAATAGTTCTTTAAACTTAGCGAAGTTTTTTGGTGCTTTCAATAAAAAATTAGTAATAGCAGACGCTTTTTTGACAGGATATGAAAACTTTTTACTTGAAAACAAAACATCTAATGTGTATTTGTTAAACAATCATAACAGAGACAAAACAATTCTTTATAGTTATGAAAACAAGAATTACTTTTTTCAATCATTGTTACACAAGGCCAAGCAGCAAAAGATAACAGTATCAGGTACATCTTTGAACTTTTTAAGAAGCACAAAAAGATTGCTTGAAAAACACGGAAAAAAATGTATTCTACTAACTGCTGATACACCAGGCAGTACTAAAAAACTTATATATGAATTATTCAAAGAAGAAGAACATGATAAATGGGACGTGTTTCTTTATAGTCCAAGCTTAACAGTTGGTGTTAGTAATCTAAACAATATATATGCGCATTATCACTATGATACTAGTATGAGTACAGACGTTATCTCGAGTATCCAAATGATCAAGAGAACTAGGAAAGCGACTGAGATACACATGTATATTTCCGATAGAACAAATTATGTTAAAACAACTTATGATTCTGTTAGAGATGAATATCTTGGAAATATTGGCAAAAATATAGACCAGAATTTTTTATTTAGCGTAGATGATTACGGTACACAGCGATTAAGTAAAATAGGCAAAAATGCTATTAAAATTGATACATTTAAAAACATACTTGAATTTAACCACAAAAAAGCAATGTTTTGGCTGATGAAGTATCATTTCTTTAATGAACCTCGAATAATAGAGAATAAATTTGAAGGTAATATATTAACTAGATATAGTAAAGAACTTCAAAAAAATAAAGAAGAAATGCAACAAATTTATATTAATGACTTTTTAAATTTATCAGATTCCGAAAAAATAAAACTTTTATTGAAATCAAAACATAATGAATTATCTGGAGAAAAGATATTAAACACATTAGTTCAGATGAATGATGAATTATTGCCGGATACTTCTGATAATATACGAGAAAAAATTTTAAAAATTTGTATAAAAGACAAAAACTTTATTACAAAATGTAAAAACTACCGTGTACTTTTAGATTTTACACAAAAATTTGTTGATGAGACTTATATTAAGACAAAAATATCTGATGCGATGATTCGTAATGAGAGTACAGTATTTTTTTCGAGATTGTTAAAACTGGGTCAAGTACCGATTAAACAATATTATATACATGCTGATAAAAAATTGTTATATATATTAAAAGAAGCAGGTTATAAACGAGGTCCTAAAGAAATAAATACATCCGAAAAAGATATCTCACTTATGAGTGAGTTTGAAAAAAAAGAATTTTTAAATAAATCACAAAAAGTATGGAGGGTTGATCCAAATATAAAACAATTTTATGGTTTCATAAAACAATTTTAGATTTGGCACAGTTTAAAATGAGAAGAAAACAATACAACAGATATAAAGACGTTAAAACAAGGCCACTGAAGCAAAAAGTCGAGAATTTAAAACTTGACCTAATGGATGCACAAGAAACTTTAAACAAGTACAAAGATTTTCTTATGGACATTCAACAAGAATGTGACAAAAATATTTCAGATAGAATTATTGATTTTTTGGAAAAAAATTAAGTAAACTTTCTTTATAATTATTATAAAGTAAATCATCAGTAAATTTCATAGAACTATGTTCTCAGATTTACTAGAAAGTAAGTGTGCCCGAAATGGCATTAAACTAAAGAGAATTAATCCAGCATATACATCTGTAATTGGATTGTTCAAATATGCATTACTTAATGGATATGACCTTAGTCATGACTCAAAATCTAAAGACTTAAGTGCTGCTCTAGTTATAGGCAGAAGGGGTCTCGGGTTTCAAGAGAAAGCCAAGGTAATAATCAGGGTCAATGGTTCATTAGTATCTATACCTATTAAATCACTATTGTCAGCAGCGGAGCATGCTGACAATAAATTTAAGTGGGTAAATGACAATACTAAAAGCAATTGGTCCTTGTGGTCTAAATTAAAGAGATTAGGCTACATAACTCTAGGGGAGCTAACTGCTCAATTCATGACTAATCCATCTAGCTTGTTATTCAATGTACATAGATGTGAGAGTGATAATTCTAGATTAATTCTAGACCCAGGTAGGATTAACATACTACCGTCTGTGACATAATGTTATAGATTTATACAGATTTATATATTTAAATTTATATTTATTTGTTATGTTAAATCAAGACAAAGGAGGTTAACGGATAGAGTACTTAAAAATAGGAAATATACATAGCAAACTATGTCGATTGTGTAAGACATTTATATATTTCGGTACTAAATGGTCGGAATAGGTTGTGGCTACAAACAAACAAAAGCCCAGAAACGTTTTTACTTAAGGAGGAAAACAATGTTTACAAATGATTTAGAAGACTTCTTGGAAGCTTCAATAAAAAGTAGTGGTTCATTTTACCCACCATATAACACTTACAATGAAGGGGATAGTACATTCATAGAAATGGCTGTCACAGGTTTTGACAAATCCGAATTATCAGCATATTTTGATGATGAAGGATTATTTGTTGTTGAAGGTAAAAAAACAGAAACCAAAGATGACGACAGTGATAAAACATCAGAACGTCAATATTTTGAAAGAAACCTCAGTATGAGAAATTTTACAAGAAAATTTCAGACACCTAAAAATACTGAATTGGGTGAAATAACCGCTAAAAATGGGCTGCTCACAGTTGAATTCAAAAGAGTAAAACCAAAATTCAAATACTTAGAAATAAAATAGCATTCTAATTATTTGATTAATTCAAAGAGAGAACTCTTACCATGAGTTCTCTCAAAAACACTAACCGAATGTGATTTAAAGGATTGATTTGACTACGCAAAAAATAAACGAATCTTTCTATAAAATTTCTGGAATGCCAGAAGAACTTCAAGAAATCAAGAGAAAATTTACAATTAAAATCCCAAATGCTTATTTTGATCCTATGATAAAAAGAGGCCTCAAACCAGATTCTGAAGTTTTTTATGTTATAGATCCAAGTGATGCAAGTAGTATTATTATACCTTCAGGACTTTTAGCATTTGTAACAGATGTACCAGAAACCCCGGAATATAGCGAACAAGAAATTCTTGAACATATAGAAAATTTAAATATGCCTTTTAAGTTGTATGATTATCAAAAACAAATAGTAGTAGAATCTATACAGAAAAAAAACCAAATAGCATTGGCCGCGACCGGTTGTCTGGATCCACAGTCAGAAATAAACGTCGAAATATCAGAGGATGCTTATAAATTACTTAAAAAATTTTTAACACCAAAAGGTAAAATTAAAACCACAATCACATATGAAGAATTGTTATATTTAAAAAACAACAACCAGAAAATAAAGGTTGAAACCCCTAATGGTTACGATAACATTTCGCGTGTATTTGAAAAATATTTCAGTGGTAGAAAACTTTACTTGAGCGACGATACTTGTATAAAATGCGCTGATACACATTATCTCTTAGTTAACAATGAGTGGTTACCTGCTAATGAGCTAAATATTGGTGACTTTTTAACAGATAAATTTGGTAAAAAATCTAAACAAATTATTGGTATAGAAATTGTTCCGTCTCAACGATGGATAGATTTTGAGGTACAGAACGAATTTCAAACATATATACAGAACGGTGTAATACATCATAACTCGGGAAAATCAGCATGTATTTACTGTATATTATCATTTTTTAAATCAAAAAATCTAAAAGGTATGTTATTAGTACCTTCAGTCTCACTAACCACTCAAATCTATAATGATTGTAAAGATTACAATGCGTCGGATGATTTTCTCGAGTCTATACGGTTAATAGGTGGTGACAATAAAGTAAAAGCCTTTGATAAACAGATAACTGTAACAACTTGGCAAAGTGCTATGTTAATTGAAAAAGGTTTTGAAAATTTTGACTTTGTGATAATAGATGAGACGCATCAACTTAAGTTAGATACTAAAGCAGCTGATATTGTTTACAAATGCACTAATGCAAAATATAGAATTGGATTAACAGGTACATTACCGGAAGACCAAATAGCAAAAATGTCTATCATGGCATGTACAGGTAAACCAAAAAGATATATAAAAACGCAAGGCCTTATTGAGCGCGGTTTAGCTACACCTGTTAATATAAATGTTATACGATTAATGTATAATAATGATGATAAAGCTATTTTTAAACATGTTGGAAATTACACAAAACAACTACAATTTATAAAAGAACATAAAAATAGAAACATCTTGATATCAAGACTATCTGATAAAGTTACACAAAACGGTAATACTGTTGTATTGTGCCAGCATATCCAACATATGCAAGACTTATTCACATTATTGATAAACATTAAAAATCCAGGTATAAAAGTTGAAAAGAAACACATCGTTGGCAAACATGCTGTTGAATTTCAAGAAGAATACAAGGTCTTTTATGTAGCAGGTGCAACAAAACCTAAAGACCGTGAAAAGATATTCGATATCCTTAGAACACATAATAATTGTATAGTTGTAAGTGGGTACGCGCTGATGAGCACAGGTTTGAACATAAAATCGTTAAAGAATATCGTATTTGCAAGTCCATTGAAAAGTTACACTACAATAACACAATCATTAGGCAGGGCTATTAGATTATTTGTTTCAAAAAATACTGCTGAAATTTACGATTTTGTTGATGACTTAAGTGCTAGAGGAAGAAGCGGACCATTTTATAGACAGTATATCAATCGTTTAAACTTGAGTTACATACCTGAGGGATTTCCAATACAAGAGAGATTGGTAATAGTTTAAGCAACATGAAAGGAATAACATGAGTGACGAGTGCAAATTAATTTATAAAGGAAAGATGGACGAAGATGACGTTTTAGATAACGAAGACGATGTGTACCCAGCGACTTTACAAGTAGAAAAAATTTATAGTGCTAATTCTGAATCACAAGAAGATGATTGGCAAAACATTATTGCTTTTGGTGATAATTTACAATTTTTAAAAACCATCTATGAAAACAAAGATCCTCTGATAAAAGATAAAGTAAAAGGAAAAGTTAAACTCATCTATATTGATCCACCTTTTACTACTAAAAAAGATTTTAAAGGCAGAAATGGACAAAAAGCGTATACAGACAAAGTAAAGGGGACTGAATTTATTGAATTTTTAAGAAGAAGACTAATAGTTGCAAAAGAAATTTTAGATGAACAAGGAAGTATATATATTCATTTAGATGAAAAAAGTTCTCATTACATTAAAATAATAATGGATGAACTAGGTTTCAAATTTCAAAGAGAAATTATATGGAGAATAGGATGGATATCGGGGTATAAAACAAAGGCTGAAAATTGGATAAGAAACCATGATGTTATTCTTTTTTACACGAAATCTGATAATTTTCAATTTAATAAAGAATATATCCCTTATGCTGATGATTATGTTCGCAGAGACGGGTCAAAACCAAAAGGTAAGGGTTATGCAATTGAAGACACATGGAATAGTTCAGAATTAGATTCTATGAATTCGATTCAAATTATGTCTTTTAATAATGAAAAAACCGGTTATCCTACACAAAAGAATGAAAACCTTTTGAAAAGAATTGTAAAATCAGCAACAAATGAAGGTGATATTGTTTTAGATTTTTTTGGAGGTTCAGGTACAACTGCTGCAGTAGCTGAAAAATTAAATCGAAAATGGATTACATGTGATATAGGGAAACTTTCATTTCATACTATTCAAAAACGAATTTTAAATATTGATAAAAGTAAAGATTTAGAAAATCCAAAAAAGAAATACGATAAACAGGCTAAAAGCTTTACAACAGTACAACTCAGCTCTTCAACTGTAGAATCCCATGATTTAATAGAGTCAAAATTTCAAGAGTTTTACTTTAAATATCCGGTTGAAGTAGAATCAAAAATAAAAATGACTGAAGATAAAGTTGTGTTAT